TCGGCGGCAAGAGCGGGATGACAAGGGCAGAGCCCTTGGTGTTGCTCTGCGGGTTCCAAGGGGAAGCGTTCCCCTTGGCCGTCGGAGACGACGTTGCGATAGGGATCGTTACCCGGATGGGCCGAGACGAACACCCGTGGTTGGCTTGGTTCGCTAGCGAATAGAGCCCGGCCCGAAGGGATCGCCCGACAAATCACTTTCACCCAACACCGCTGAATGAAGGCGAAACAGCCGAATTTGCAGCAGCGGGACAACTCACGCCGAAAAAGGCGAATTGAAGGAGAAACACCGATGAACATGTTTGCAACCCAAGGCGGCGTCGTCGAACTGTGGGTCACCAAGACCGACACCTATACCTCGACCAAGACCGGGGAAATCTACGCCTCGGTCCAATCCATCGCCCCGATTCCGGAAGGTGCCCGTGGCAACGCCAAGGGCTTCGAGATCAGCGAATACAACATCGAGCCGACCCTGCTGGACGCCATCGTCTTCGAAGGCCAGCCGGTGCTCTGCAAGTTCGCCAGCGTGGTCCGCCCGACCCAAGACCGTTTCGGCCGGATCACCAATACCCAAGTCCTCGTGGATCTGCTGGCCGTGGGCGGCAAGCCGGTGGCGCCGACCGCCCAAGCCCCGGCCCGCCCGCAAGCACAGGCCCAAGCCCCGCGTCCGGCCCAGCAGCCGCAGGGCCAGGACAAACAAGACAAGTCCCCGGACGCCAAGGCGTAAGCCGTAGGAGGCCGCGATGCTCCGCTATCTCTCGCTGTTCGCGGTAGGTCTGGCCACCGGCTACGCCTGGGGCTGGATCGACGGCCTAGCGGCCTCCCTGGCTTTTTGAGGACTGCACGAATGGAAGGCTCTGTATCGGTTCAAGTGTGCAAGACCTGGGTCCAGAACGCAGACGGCACGGTCGGCTGTACGCACCTTGAGTGGATACAGACCTACCTGCTGCCGCCTGAGGCAGAGGGCTATTTGACTCTGCTGATGGGTGGTTTCGACCCGTCGGCCTTCCGCCTCGGCTTCGCCGGGACCATCGGGCTGTTCGCCGTTGGTTTGGGGGCTGGCTTGATCATTTCCGCCATGCGCAAAGCGCGCAATTAATGAGGTTCCAATCATGGAAAAAATGAAAACCCTGTTCCGCAACGCTTCCATCGCCACCGTCGGCCTGGCCGTGGCCAACGTCTCCTTCGCCGACTCGCTGATCGACGAAACCACCAAGGAAGTGCTGACCCAAGCCGGCACCGACGGCTCGTCCGTGGCCAAGCTGGTGATCGCCGCCGTGGCGGTGCTGGTCGGCCTCGCCCTGGTTATCGGCGCGATGCGCAAGGCCTGACGTGATCTGGTCTCTCATGCTGGGTGCGTTCATGGCCTATTCCCTGATTTCAGGGCTCAAGGTCGGGCAATACCAGTAGTGGCGACCGAAACGGAAGCCCCCTCCGGAGTTTCCGGCAGGGGGCTTTTTTGCTGAACGGGGAACGTTATGAGGAATCGGCTGACGTGGCTCTTTTTGCTGTGCTTGGGGCTGGGTTGCTCCGGCTTGAGTGCGGCGCCCTATTCTTGGAAGGTTGCCGGATATGACGTGGCAGAGCCTAGTGCCGCAGCTGCATGCGAAGCCGCTAGGGTCCTCGCGGATAGAAACTCGTCCTGGCAATTCGTCGAGGCCCATGTGGCACGTTTGAATGGAGCCGAGGGCTTTTGTTACGTCAAGTATGTTGATCGAAACAATCCGAACAACGTTAGGGAGTGTTCGGACTGCGATAACTGGAGGCTTTTTCGCTCGGGTGACTCCTGTCCAGCCGACACCGAATACAACAAAGAGACCGGCGAGTGTAAGGAGAACAAGTGCAAGATTCTCCAGGGCTCGCTGTATGAAAAGGGCGGCCACCAAGCGCCCATTCCTCGCTTCATCAACTACCTCGGCTGCGAGATTGCCGTCAGCGCGATTGACGGCTGTATCGGCCCCGCTGAGGGCGAAACCGGTGGAACCTTCTGCCGGGTCATCGGCTCGTTCACCGGCAACTGGTTCACCTCCAATGGCTCCTGTGCCTTCGGCTGCGACGTGGGTCCGGGCGACGGTCCGCCTCCGGGTGGTGACGGCGGCACTGGGGGCGATGGTGGCAGCAACCCGCCCGGCGGCGACGGTGGAAGCGACGGCGGCACCAAGCCCGGTGGCGGCGACAACGGCTCCAGTGGCGGCGGTGGAGGAGGTGGCGGCGGCGGTGGCGGCAACCCTCCCGACGGCAATGGCGATGGCGATGGCAACAGCGGCGGCGATGGTGACGGTTCTGGTTCCGACGGCGGCGCTGGTAGCGATGGCGGCGACGGCTCCGGCGGGGGCGGCCTGAAAGAGCCGAAGCAAGGTTCCTTCGACAAGACCATCAAGGAATACGACGACGCCATTGCCAAGGCGCAAAAGGACTTCCAGGAACTGCAAGGCAAGTTCGAAAGCGTCCTCGCTTCCAAGTTCGATATTCACCTGGGCACCGGCGGCGGCTCCCTGCCGTGTTGGGACTTTACCGCCCTCGGCCAACGCTTCGACGTCTGTCTGACCGAATACGCCAAAGAACTCTCCGTCATCCGCTACGTGGTGCTGTTCATCGCCGCGATCCTGGCCGGATGGATCGTTTTCTATCGCTCCTGAGGAAACGCCATGGACATTCCCTTTCTCTCCGACATTCTCGCCTGGATGCAATCCCTTTGGGACTTCCTCTACAGCGGTGTCTATGACTTCGTCACCGACGCCTTTGTCCTGCTGACCAAGATGGCCATCAAGGGCTGGTTCGAGATGCAATTGTTCGTCGCGGAAATCGGCTACAAGGCCTTCAAGGAGGTCGTCGGCGGCATCGGTATCGGCTCGACCATCACGTCCTATTACTCGTCCCTGGACGGCGACCTGCGCTCGCTGCTGGCGTTCTTCGGCCTGCCGGACGCGGTGAACATGATCTTCGCCGCCATCGGCACGCGCTTCTCCATGTCCTTCATCCCCTTCATAGGTAAGTGACATGGCGATCAAGATTCATCACGGCCCGAACGGCTCCTACAAGACCTCCGGCGCGATCCAAGATGACCTGATCCCCGCGATCAAGAAGGGCCGCGTCATCATCACCAACGTGCGCGGCCTGACCCGCGAACGGATCTTCCAGGTGATGCCGGAGACGCCCTCCAGTTGCGACGTCATCAACCTCGACCTCGAGGACCTGGATGACATGGAAAAGATGCGCACCTGGTTCATGTGGGCGCCGCGTGGCGCGTTCATCATTTTCGACGAAACCCAACTGATCTTTCTGAAGTCCTGGCGCGAAGCCGACCTCAAGCGCTTCGACTTCCCGGACGGCCCGGAAGCGGCCAAGGCAGCCGGGCGGCCCATGGGCTGGCTGGATGCCTGGACCCGGCACCGGCATTTCAACTGGGACATCATCCTTACCACGCCGAACATCGCCTATATCCGCGACGACATCCGCATGACGGCGGAAAAGGCCTATCTGCACTCCAACCTCGCCGTCATTGGCATTCGGGGCCGCTACAAGGAAAGCCAGCACTCGGCGCAGGACAACAAACCGCCGGCCCGCGACGTGATCGTCGAGATCAAGAAAATCCGCCAGGAGACCTTCGCCCTCTATGAATCGACAGCCACCGGCTCCGTCACCGACACCATCGCCGGCAAGAGCCTTTTTAGACAACCTAAGATTCTTCTATTCATGGCAATTCCGGCCCTTGCTATTGGGTCTGTGGTTTATGACGGCGGACCTCGTCTGCTCATGGGCGACCCTGTATCGTCGCCTGCTGCTGGAACTGCTGCGCCTGCTCAAGCCGGTCCTGCTGTGGGTGCTGCGCGTGCTGTTGGTGCGGCTGGTCCTGATGCTGCTGATGATGTACCTGGGCACTCAGGCGTTCCGGGCGCTGCTCCTGTAGGCCATCCCTTCGCCGGCCGCGACTTCATCGTCAAGGCAACCCTGCTGTCCGCCTCCGGGCGCCGCACCTATCTGTTCGCCGTCCGGGGCCAGGATGGCAGCGAATTCACTCTCACCGATCGCGACCTGACCGATACCGGCTATGCCGTGGTGCCGCGGGGCAACTGCGCCGCGGAACTGAGCTTCAAGGGCGGTTGGTCCGGCTATGCCGCCTGCGCGGGGCGTAACGCCTTGGGCAATGCGCCGCCGGCTCAGGCCGCCGCGCCGAACGTACCGTCCGCCGCCGCGAACAGCGCCGCCGTGCGGGTGACGGTGGTTCCCGACACCAGCCGCTTGCCGCGCTCGTTCAACTGAGGGGGAGCCGATGAACTGGACAAGCTATTTCGCCGCTCTGGGGCTGGTGTTCCTGGCCTATCTGGCGGGCTTTTTCTTCGCGGTGGTGGTGACGCCGACGGGGCCGGTATGGCCGCTGTAGCCGGCCTGGCCGGGGCGCGCGCGAACGGCTCGTCTCGGAGTGAGCAAGCGCCACGGCGGGGCCGGCTGACGCCCCTGTAACACGTCAGATAAGCACCCCGCGATTTGGACATTAATGGACATTGTTAGGTGAAACCATGAAGAAAGTGACCCATCAAAACCGCCTCCTGCTGCAACCCGACGGGCAACTGCTGGACTCCCCCAAGGGACGGCTCTTCGTTGATTCCATGACGGGGGCGTTCACCGACCTGTCAGGCGTGCGCATTCTGCGTTGCGGCGTGGATACGGTGCGGCAGTTGTACAACGGCAAGCTCCGGCCGGAAGTGATGGCGCTGTTTGACCTCTCGGTGGATGTGGTCGAGTTCGCCGGCTACGAGTGGTCCAAGGGCCGCATCGGTCGCGACTCCGGCTATCAGTACCGTCTGCAGAACGCAGAATTGGGGCTGATCCTGCTGATCAAGAATCACAACATCAAGGTCGATACCCTCGGCTCGCACCTCAAGATCGAGGTATCGCCTCACGCCCTCGATGGCGCCGATCCGCGCATCCTCCAGGGCGTGCTGGATGACTTGGCCGCTGCCGTGCTGAGCCACTGCGAAACCAACCAAGCCGCTGTGCATATCGCCCTGGACGTGCAAGGCTGGAAACCGCCTCGCGATCTGGTGGACCGCATGCATTGCCGCTCGCGTCGGGTGCGGCAAATCAGCGGGATCGAGCGGATCGAGTTTGACGGCAACGCCTCGGTCTACGGGCGTGGCGAGACGTACATGTTCGGCTCGGCCAACGGCCTGCAACTGTCGATCTATAACAAGACTCTCCAGGCTCGGGCCACCGACAAGCTCGACTATTGGGAAAGCGTGTGGGCGACTCTGAACGGGGATCCGTTCGGCGATGGCGACCCGGCCTATAACCCCCTGGAAACGGTGTGGCGGCTCGAATTCCGTTTCCATCACTCCATCGTCCAGCAGTTCTCCGAAGGCTCGCGTATGGCCTCCGGGGAGGTCATTGGCTGCCGCACTTATGAGGGCCTCTGCCCGCACCTGCAAGGGCTGTGGAACTACGCCTGCGAAAGCTTCAAGCTGCTGAGCCGGACAGCGGTCTACGATCCCTTCTGGAGCCTGATCAGCCAGGACGCCCGCGTCCAGGTCGAGTGCGATCCGCTGATCGAGCGCACCGAGTATCGGCGCTATTACAA